ACAAATACTTCCGATAGTTTTTCAAGTGATATGCCTCCGGACAATACGCCTGATAGTTGGTTTTGCGTGTTCATTATTGGAACCGCATATGGAGCAATTGCTTTGCCGGTCACTCTTGACTTAATGGGTGCGCTTTGAAAGGGTAGTTTTGTGAATCTCGCTTGTTCAAACCATTGACGATCAGCAAAAGATTGCCCAACCGTTGCGGCATTTGGAATGCCGACAGCTATCTGTATTCCCTCGGCATTATAAAGACCGCTTGAATCAAGGACTTTTTGTATCTGGACAAACTGCACAAGCATTTCAGTGGCTGCTTGACTATCGTTTTCATTTAGGTATTTTGTTATTAAGGGCCTTGTGGCGAATGATCTGATATTTGCCTGGATGACCTCAATATAATTAGCAGTGAACTGAGCTGTCAATTCTGCCTGTGTATGACTCTTATCGAGTATTTCCTGCCGAATTGTATTCTTGCTGATCGTAATTGCCGCAAAAGCAATTATCCCACCGGAAAGGAGTGCCACGGCGACAACAAAGCTAACAAAGCGAACGCTGATCCGAGCAAAAAGAGTGTGTCGGCTGCCATTCTTATTTACGGGCTTTCGTTGTTTAATGTCCCTGTCGGCAGCATTCACTTTCTATCCTCATTCAGTTGTCCTTTAGTTTTCCAGATTGTATGATGACGTCTTTCTAATTGTCTTGATAATGCTATCCATTTTCTGGATATGAGTACGAAATAACGAGCCAGGAAGCAACCCAGTTCTACATGTAGACCTATTCTGATTATAGTCTTATTATGAGTCCTAAACAAGTACGCTGAGAGATTCCTTTGATAATCTATCTAGTCACATAATAGTACGAATGTTGGATTCACCAAAGATTTTCATTTTTGACAAATGAATCACACCGTCACCCGTGTCCCCGTAAGGAAGATAACAGCCAATCTACCAACACCCGTCACTTCGACGTGGTCAAGAACCTGATTCATCAACGAGTAATCGACTTCCCGGATTCTTCCTCTATCAAGCAACCTCCCCATCTCCCTTGCCCGGTACCTGATTAACTCATCCTTCCCGTCCTTGGCCATCTCCCGGAAGCTGGCAGCGTACCGCAAGCCGTGGCTGACAAGGAAGTTCCAGGCCCGCATGAAGGCCTTGTCTGCCTCCTCAGCAGGTATCTGGATGTCCGTGCAGAGCATCTGCCTGGGAACAGGCAGCTTCCTTTCTTTTTCCCTTCGTACCATCACACACCGGGGCACAGCGCCTTTAAGCCTCAGCGGCATTGGCGACGGCGTGAAGGTCTTGCCTTCGATGGGCAACCCGCGCTTGCCCCTGAAGCTGCTGCAGCGCCAGTAGGCCCGGCCCGTGTCATCCACCAGCTTGGACCGCAGTAGCATAAAAGTAGACCCGCATATCGAGCAGGTAATCCTGGCCGACAGCGGGTTTTCTTCACTGTGTTGGTAATAGACCGTTATGTGATGCTCCCGGCAGTACGCCTTCTGTCGCTCCAGTTCCAGCCGGACACACTCCCAGGTCTCTCGGTCGATGATCCCAGGATGGCTGCCTTCCAGATAGTACATCGGCAACTCACCCTTGTTTTTCGCCCTCTTCTTCGTCAATGGGTCCAAGTTGTAGGTCTTCTGGAACAGCATGTCGCCCTTTGTCAGCTCGTTGCGAAGGATCTTCCGAATGGTGCTTAGACTCCAGACATTGTTGCCCTGATCAGTAAGGATTTCATCCCTTTCAAGCTCTTCCGCAATGCGGGTGACGCTCCGCCCGTCCAGGAACTCTTTGTAGATCCTCCGGACGATTGACGCCTCCTCTTCAACAATTACGATCTGTCCTTCCTCATCCTTCCTATATCCCAGGCACTTTCCAAGCATTACACTCTTGACGCTGCCGGTCTCGTACTTCCGCCGCAACCCCCACTTGATGTTCTCCGACATTTGGATGCTCTCGCTCTCCGCCATGGCCGCGATCAGCGTCAACAGGAGCTCACCCTCACCGCCCAGTGAATGCAGATTCTCTTTCTCAAAAAGCACATCTATGCCTAGAGCCCGCAGTTCACGCACACTCACCAGGCAGTCCACTGTGTTCCTGCCAAATCGCGACACGGACTTGGTGATGAGAAGGTCGAGCTTTCCCTCCCTGCAGTCCTGCATCATCTGCTGGAACCCCTGTCGTTTCCGAATGCTCGTCCCGGTGATCCCCTCATCCGCATAAATACCGCAATTAATGTATTCTTCTTGCTCATCCAGGTATTGCGTATAGTACCTGACCTGTTGCAGGTAGCTGTTCAACTGCTCATCACTCTCAGAGGACACCCGGCAATAGGCCGCCGCCCTGAGTTTCCGGGCTGGTGTCTGAGATTGCTCGCCCTCCTGGGCCGCAAGATTGGGAGAGGGGTGAAAAGTGATAATGTTCAAGGGTTCTCGATTGTGTTCTAACGGCATTGTCCGCCTCCTGTACAATCATGGGTTCTGTGATTGGATTCTTCTCGTGGAAGGCCTGTATGATACGATCCGGCACTTTGACGCCTTTGCAGGCCTTTTTCCCGTGATGCAGATAGGTCGCGCATTTCCAGCCGATGTACTGCTTATCAGCAGTCACGCGAATCAAGGTGGCCCCGCAGTACGCGCAGCACAGCATGCTGGAGAAGGGATAGTGCTGCTTCCTGCACGTTTCCCGGCGCTGCTGGACAGCCTTCCATTCCTCCCGGCTGATGATCGCCGGGTGATGGTTATCAATGTAGTACTGGGGTAACTGTCCCTTGTTAAGCACCTGCCTACCATTGTCCGCAATACAGGTTTTCTGCAGCAGGCAGTCACCGATGTACCGCTCGTTGCTCAGAATGCTCATGATGCGAGTATCGTTCCAGGGCTTGCCCTTATTCCCCGGCATTTCTTCATCATTGAACTGATTCGCGATGCCATAAGCGGAATCTCCCGCCAGGTATCGCCGGTAAATCAGCCGGACTATCTCTGCCTGCTCCTCATCGATTTCCATGTTTCCTTTGGCATCCTTCCGATACCCCAACAGGTTCTGGATGCTCAGCGGGGGCTTACCCTGCTTGTACCGACTCCGGATAGACCATTGGATGTTCTTGCACACAGACTTACGCTCTTCTTCCGCGAAGGAGGCCAGAATCGTCAGGAACAGTTCGCCCTGCGCACTCAGGGTGTTGATTTTGTTCTCCTCAAAGATCACGGCGATCCCCAAACCTTTGAGTTCACGTACAGCGCTGAGCAGTATTTCAGCGTTGCGTGCAAAGCGCGAGACGGACTTCGTCAGGATCAGATCAACCTGCCCTTTGCGCGCCGCCGCCATCATGGCCTGGAAACCGGGGCGATCTTCCTTACTGCCGGGTATCCCGCTGTCCGAGTAGATCCCGGAGAACATATAGCCCGGATTGCCTCTGATCTTGCGCTCATAGTACTCAGTTTGGTTTTGCAGGGAGTTCAGCTGCGCATCATGGCTGGTGGACACACGCACATAGGCACATGCGCGCTTGAGCTGATACTGTTCCAGGACTGGCCAATTAGCTTGGATGACCCTGATATTGCGTTCTTTCTGCATCGCTCCCTCTACACCTTTCTCTCGGTCCCATCCTTGAAACTGAACACTAATCCCCCATCCTGCTGGATCACAACGGTCTGCACCATGGCAGTCCAGACGCGCTCATCAAAAGAGATCAGGGTTGTTTCCTGTTCTTCCAGGTTTCGGATGTACTGTCCAAGCAAGACCGCCTTCCGGCTTCGCTCCTGTTTCAATGCTTCCAGTTCATTGATACGGGCCTTGAGAGTTTTCTGCTTTTCCAGATAGGCTGTTGTCTGCTTTTGAAGATCATCTGATGCCAGGTCCTTCATGGAACTCTCCTGGATCGCCTTCCTGGCCAGTCCGGTGGTCACTTCCAACTCCGTCTTGAGCGCGTCGATCTCAGGCTGGATGCCGGAGCAGTCACACAGTACTTCCTGGGCCTGACGGCAAGCGTTGACCAGTTCAACCCTGTATTCCAGGAGGCTGTTGAACACCATGAGGAATTTTCGCTTGATCTCCTCCTCCAGCACATGCGGAGTGGAGCATTTCTCCGCGTTCTTGTACTTGTTGTTGCACTGCCAGATCACCTTTCGGTATTTGGTGTTGGAGCCCCACACCTTGGCGCCGTAAAACCCGCCGCAATCCCCACAGACCAGCTTGGTCGATAAAGGACTATTGCAGGCGCTCGGTCTGCCCAGCCTTTTTCGACGCTCCATCTCGGCCTGGACTGCCTCAAACTCCTGCGGGTCAATGATTGCGGGGTGGCTGTTTTCCACATAATACTGTGGCAATTCGCCAGTATTGATCTTTTTCTTTTTTGTGAGAAAATCGACGGTGAAACTCTTCTGAAGCACCGCGTCCCCCCGGTATTTCTCGTTGGTGAGGATCGATTCCACTGTGGACACCTGCCAGACCTTCTTGCCTCCGGGAGTGGGGATGTGCTGGTTGATGAGGTGTCGCGCGATCGAAGACGGCGTCTTGCCTTCCATGAAAAGGCGGTAGAGCATGCGAACGATTTCAGCTTCGTTCTCGATGATCTGGGGATGCCCGTCCTCACCTTTTTCATATCCGAGAAACTGCCCATAGGGCATGGAGACTTTTCCATCAGCGAACTGTTTTCTTAGGCCCCACTTGACATTTTCTGATATGGATCTTGATTCTTCTTGTGAAATACTGGCCAATATGGACAAGAGTAGTTCACCTTTCCCATCGAAGGTAAAAATGTTCTCCTTTTCAAAAAAAATCTCAACTCCCTTTTCCTTAAGCTTACGAACAGTGGAAAGGCAATCGACAGTATTACGAGCGAACCGGCTGACTGATTTGGTGATGATCAGTTCAATTTTCCCCAATAAGGCATCGGCAATCATCCTGTTAAAGCTATCACGATTCTTCATACTCAGACCACTGATGCCCTCGTCTGCGTAGATGTCGACAAACTCCCAATCAGATCGTTCGTTGATATATTTCGTGTAGTAATCAACTTGCGCTTCATACGACGTTTGTTGTTCCTCACTATCTGTGGAAACTCTGGCGTATGCAGCTGTTTTTCGCTTGCCTGTCAATTGGACACTCTTGGATGAGTGCATCTGCAAGCTAGCCGGTATCATTCTAACGCTTGTTGCCATTGTTCAATCTCCTGTTTGTGTGTTCCCGGGCAGCCTGACGCATCTCATCCGTCCAACTATCACGGCGCGACCGTTGCTGCCAGACTCTTTCCTCTGAATGCCCATCCCGGAAAACTAAAACCAGCCTGTTTGCTTCCTGCGCAACGATCTGCAATATTTGGCTGAGGAAAATGTCCTCGTCAAACGCACTCAGCCCAAGTACATCGACTATGACAGCCTTAAGCGTTTCTTCCGGCATCCCCTTTGCCTTACAGGCTGCTTTACCAGCTTCCAGATAGGTGGCGCATTTCCAGGTTGCCTTGCCCTTAGCCATTGTGCGCCTGAAATGTTTCCCGCAATGTCCACAACTGATAATGCTGCTGAATGAATAGGTATTGCGGACATCACTACTGGTACCGCATGATTTTAGACGTTCCAACAGCACTGTTTGTACCTTGTTGAACGTTTCCTGATCAATGATCGCTGGGTGTGTTCCATCAGCTTGGTACATAGGAAGAGCGCCTTTATTTATGACCAATCTCTTAGTCAGATGGTCCGTGACATATTTTTTCTGCAGCAAAGCGTTACCGGTGTATTTTTCGTTTTTGAGCATATTTAGCACACGTCTGCTGTCCCATGTTCCGCCTCGTTCTGTAGGAATCTTAAGTTCGCGAAGTCTACTTGCGATCCTGAGCCCGCTCATGCCGCAGAGATAATCCTGAAAAACCGCTCGGACAATCGCAGCTTGCTCAAGGTCGATCTCAACTTTTCCTTTTGTCACCTGATATCCGTACATGAAGTTCAAATTGGCCAGTTCTCCATTTTCAAACCTTTTGTGGATGCGCCACTTGCAGTTTTCGCTTACAGACAGGCTTTCTTCCTCTGCATAAGCAGCGAGGATCGAAAGCATTAATTCGCCTTCCCCGCTCAGCGTGTGAAGGTTCTCCTCTTCGAAATGAACTGCAATAGACAGGGCTTTCAGTTCCCTGACTATCTCAAGCAAGTCAACCGTATTTCTGGCAAATCGGGAGATTGATTTTGTAAGCACCAAGTCAATCCTGCCTGTCCGGCAATCCTCGATCATGCGCATGAATTCTGGTCGGTTGTTCTTAGTGCCGGTCATCGCTTCGTCAACGTAAACGCCGGCAAATGCCCAGCCTGCGTGCTGTCGTATGTGACTGCTGAAATAGCTGACCTGCGCAGCCAGAGAATGAAGCATATCATCCTTGCCTGATGAGACTCTCGCATATGCGGCAACCTTTGTGAACCTGGGCATTTCCGCAATGGTGTCTCTTTTTGTGATGATCATGTTTTCCAATGTCCTGCCTCCTTTCGCAGTGACATATATCCCTCAGAAAGCTATTATTATCAAGCGCTTTCATCGATAAATGCTGCCTTTTGGCAGATTATAATTGCCAGCGGTCAATGATTCGATTTCATGCAATTCCTGGTTTGAAATGATTCCCTGCTCCAGCCACTTCCGAAAGGCTGATATCGCTGTGAGGTAATGGATGACTGACTGTTCCCTGCTCATGATTGCCTCATCTTCGATTTGCCGAAGCAGGCGCGGGAACAGTATTTGCGCTCGCGCTTGCCATAAGCATTGAATTCCATGCCGCAAGCCTGGCAAGCGAATACCCGGGTATTCTTCCGGCTCAGTGCTGCCGGATGCTTATTCCACCATGCCATGCGGCACCTGTCTGAGCAGAACTTCTTAGCCCTGTGGCCGACCATCTGGTTAAGCAGCGTTCCGCAATTGGTGCAGTGAGCCTGGCTCACTTCATCGTCTGACGGAAAAATCTTCAAACTCCCGCCAAGGTTGTTTCGCTGGCAATAGGACTTCACAGTGTTTTCGGACAATGCCAACGTTTGTGCGATTCCCGCATAGCTCAAACCAGCCTCCCGAAGCTGCACGATCTTTTCTCTCTGGATGTGATTCAATTCCGTTGGCCTCCTTGGAAGGATCTTCTCTGATTACCTTCACCATAAGCCACCTTGGAGGCCAAATTCGGACGGTCCGGGTAAAAACCCCAGCCAGCCTCCCCGATCCTAGCGTAGCTGAGTCCTTGCTTTCCACCTTATTTTTCATGCATTCAGAAGTAAACAAGCTTACTGTTCAATCAAATCAATCTGTAGTCTCCCAGGAAAAGCAATCTTTGAGCATTGACATATCCGCTGATGAGATATAACATGACCATTAAACATTATAGTTTGATATGAAGATACTATAGTGAATTCTATTCCGTGCGCAGTGGCTTGACTAGACGAATTTCAATGACCATCGGTCAAATAAACATGTGGGAGCGCATATTAATGCAACTCGACCAGAAAAAGGAATCAGCCAAAGGCCTGGAAGGCGGGGTGGGGAATGTCATTAAGAATGTGGCTGCAGGAATTTCGAACAAAGTAAAACAGAAGTACGAAATGATCGATCTTGCGAAGATTCCGAATCACATTAAGTACTCCAGAGTGGAGAAATATCTGCGATCCATCAACATAGAAGTCAGCAGAAGAATGTTCATGGCCTATTTGAATTATAAACTGCTGCCCGATGGGCATGAGGTGAAGAACAGCAATTTGTCATTCTATACCAGGGAACAGATCATCTATTTCATTCTGATCGACATGTTCAAGCCAATTTTGCCTCTTGGCAAAGTCAAAGCCTTGTTCACCGAGACGCTCAGTCCGATCATCGCGGATATCGGGCTTGATGCCGCCTTTGGAACGATGTGTGAGATCATCGTCGAAATGGCGGGCAGGTTTGAGGACGCTGTTTCATTGGCTATCGCGGAAGAAAGGTTGAGAATAGTAAAAGTACCTCTGGACAGTACAGAAAACACCTTGAGCGAAAAAGCTTTGCACGATCTCAGGCTTAACACGAATCTAGTGACGCTTTGCATGGCGAAAGGCGCACTGGACTTCTATAGATTCTCGCCTTTCGCACTTTTGGAGTAAGCTGGTTTCGATAATCATTATTACTGAAGCACCAGCATAAAGATATCTTTGAGGGTGGATGTAGATCAATCCATGTCCATCTCTGTGTGGTGAAGAGTAGTATCTGAAAACCTGAAATCGGGTAGGACCCCGGCCTGTTGGCCGGGGGACCTCCCACACCACCGTGCATACCGTTCGGTACACGGCGGTTCAATCGCTTGAGTGCACTGACTCGTACTGGGCAAGGAGACTATAGAATCCTGCCTGGACGAGTCTTTCGTTCGTTATGGTATGCGTGAGAATACCACTTCCTGCTACTGCCCAATATCCCTTGCGCGTGTTCCCGTTCCGGTAGGCTTTCCAGTCCTCCATGCCTAACTTCTTTAGGTTCTTTACTCGGGTCTTGGGTCTTTTCCATTGTTTCCAGATGTACATCCGAAAGCGTCTTCTTAGCCATCCGTCCCAGTCCGCCATCGTGCTCTTCATGCTCGCTATACCGAAGTAGCCCAGCCATCCGCGTATGTATTCCTTGACCTTGTGCATCACCACGCGGACGTTTCTGCCCTGACTGCGGGAAGTCAGTTCTCTTAGCTTCTGCTTCGCTTTCTTCAGGGACTCTGCATGAGCGCGTATGAAACATCCATTCTTGCCCCTTCCCAGTGCAAAGCCCAGAAACCTAAAACGCTGGATTGCTGTCACGCTGACCACCCTGCTCTTCTCGCCATTCATCTTGAGTTTCAACTTCCCCTCAAGATACTTCCGGCAGGATTCAAGCAGCCTATGCGCCGCGCGTTCACTTCTGGCCAATACCACGATGTCGTCTGCATACCGGATGACTGGAACGCCTCTGCCGCCTATCTCCCGGTCGAATTTGTCCAGATAGATGTTGGCTAACAAAGGGCTTAGAGGCCCGCCTTGCGGGGAACCCTCCTCCGTCTTCACCAGCAAACCGTTCTCCATGACGCCGCTTTTCAAATACCTCTTAATGAGTTCTGTGACGCGCTTGTCGCGGATTTGCTCCCGTACCATGTTCATGAGCAATTCGTGGTTCAAAGTGTCAAAATACTTGGACAGATCTATCTGTACTGCGTACCGGTAGCCCTGCTCCGCATATTCCTTTACCTTCATAATGGCCATCTGCGCGCTTCTGCCCGGGCGATAGCCGTAGCTCCCTTCCCAGAACAGCGGCTCATAGATGGGACTGAGTTGTTGCCCGATTGCCTGTTGGATGATTCGGTCTACCACTGTGGGAATTCCCAGTTTGCGTAGTCCGCCATCTGCCTTGGGGATTTCCTTCCTGCGCACCGGTGACGGCTTATACTTCCCGCTCCGTATGCTCTCCAGTAGTTCTGCCCCATGTTCTTTCAGCCATTCAAGGGCTCCCTCCACGCTCATGCCGTCTATCCCGGGCGCTCCTTTGTTGGCTCTCACGCGCTTGTACGCTCTGTTCAGGTTCTCCCTGTCCAGGATGCATTCAAGCATGTCTGCACCGTCCGCTTCTCCGGTCTCCCGTTTGCCAATGCTCCGCGCTCCTGCATTCCCTTCACGTTCCGCGCTATCTCTTTGCAGGCAGCCCTCGTTCCCTTGGTTTTCCGCTTTCAACGCATTAGCCCTCCTTCCTCCGTTCTTCGGACTTACGATTGTTCGGCCCTTCCCGTTTCTACGGTACTATGGCCTCTGCTGACTTCTCGCAGTTCGTTGTTACTACGTTGCCTTTCGAGTTTCCTTTACTCCGCCACGCCTGCGAGACCTCCCCGGGTACTCACACGTTCTTTCTCTCCATCTACCTGCCTCATTTACCGCTCATGATTCCGTGTAGTGATTGGGCTTTGACTTGTATTGCAGCCTTACCCTCATGTGCGGCCTGATGTGGTTTCTTTTCGTCAGGCCGGAGATTTGCCTTCACCTTTCTTCAGATCCCACCTCACGATGGACACCCTTGGTGTTCAGCTATACCCTTCCCACTACCAGGCGGGTTCGGGACTTTCACCCAGTAGAACGTGCGCTCACCGGGCGCACAACAAAAAAGCCCCCGCATGACGCAGGGGCCTTTTGCTTGTTGCGGCACAGGAAACCAGAATTTATTCGCTTATTACGGCCAGTTCATGAACAGCAGCTTCAATCTCGTCAATGTCAACGTGAAATCCCTTTTTTGCGAGCTGGCCCTTCACATACAGAAGCTTATCATGCCCGCGGCCAGCGCCGTAAAGCTGCTCAGCGGCATAGACTGCAACGGAAACGGCAGCGCGCACAAGCTCCTGCTGCTGCGCAGTTAGCTTTGATTTGACCCAGGGAATGATCATCAAGAGCACGACGGACGCCAGCAGTTTGATCGCCGCATCGATCAACGGTGTGAGGTTGACACCGGGTACTGCATCCACCGCCTCCGCCACAGCACTGGGGATCATCAGTAGGGGCATGGTCACCAAGGCTACCAGGAAAACCGTCAGATACTTCTTCATTCTGTTATCACCTTTCATTTCGTGGGATACTCGGGTAAGGCCATCAGCTCTTTGATGCGGGATTCCGCGATGTGGTTGAAGCCTCTGGCTTTGTACGATTCGTACATGTCGGCAATAGCCTCTTTCATGCCACTGGTACAGTAGCCGTGCTCCATTTTGAACATACAATACGCGCGCTCAATGTTATCGCGCTGCAGTTCAGCAATGCTGCTGTCCATGGATTTGACGTGGGTACCCAGCGACTCCAGCCGATTGAGCACCTCTTGTCGATACTCCTTATCCGTCCGCAGCGCTTCTTCGATGGCCTTCTGTCTTTGAACACGCCGGGTCTTCAGCGCTTCCAGCAAGGGACGCAGCACTGCCATCCATCCGATGATCGCGCCGGTGAGTGCGGCGCTGATAGAGGCAATGACTTTTATGTTTTCCTCCACATCAGCACCCCCTTGCATGAATGAGTAGTCGCAGCATTACGCATTGCTCAGCACCTCTTCGATCAGCGTTTTCGCCTGTTTTAGTTTTGCTGCCAGGTCCGTGCTGATCGAGTTTTGCTTTTCCAATCCTGATGCTATACTAGGCGTGGCTGCAATCGTTTCTGAGTAAAGGAACTCCTTTTGCATCCACCCCTGTTTCCCGGTCGGGGAAAACACTCTGATCCAGTCACCGTCCGCTTCGCCAATACGCACCTTTGTGCCGATCAGGACATACTCCAGGACAACCGATTTGACGGATGGTCTTGATCTCAGGTTGACATTATTTCCAGTTGAGGCTACCACCATCGCGGTCTGTTCCAATTCTATCTCCACCTTTCCATCAGGGTATTCCACATTGATGCCACGGTCGGAATAATCGACATCCTCAAACTCGCCAATCACATCCCAGCTTTGAGAGCCTATCGGAGCGGTGCTTATGCCGGGGCCATTTCTGAGGTATATGTCACCGCTTCTCACAGTGGTGCTGTCGAGGATCAATCCATCATCAGTGCCAAGCCCAATATGGTGATAATCGACTTGCACAACATCCTTCTCATAGCGTTCCGGCAGATTGTGACCAGGCTCACCAGGGAGTTTGGTTTTCAGCACCGCACAGCCATCAAACAGCTGTGATTTGCTCGTCAATGGTCTGAGGTTACGTATTTCTTGTCGGGCATACCAATTCGATCCCATGAGATCGGACTTGCCGCCGTATCGGTTCATGATGTTGGTAATGGACTTGATACAATCCATATCCGCATAGGTGTATTTCCCCATCTGTTTTTTGTATTCAACCACAAGAAGTTTCGATTTGATCATTATTCGTTCAACTCCTCTTCTGTCATGTCATTCAAGAGCAGGCGCTGCATCCGGATCGATTGCCTTGTCACCCCAATCGTTTTTCCTCCCCCTATTCTCCGTTTCATGATGAAATTCAAAAGTTGATGTTGCGGCAAACGCTCATCTCTTGTATAATCGCACTTATTTTCAATACGAAAGTAAACGAAAACATACACAAGAAAGGAGCATTCAGAATGACAAGAATCCATTCCTACAGGGAAGGTCTCTCCATTTTCAAAGCGCTCGGATCAGACATCAGAATTAAGATCCTGGAGATGCTGATCGAAAAAGGACCAATGTTCATGGGCGCGATAGCGGGGGAACTGCAATTGACAGGTGGCGCTTTGACGGCTCATATCAAAATGCTGCAGGATGCAGGCTTGATATCCATAGAGAAACGCGCTGGCCGTCATGGCATACTGAAGCTTTGCAATATCACCAACGAGGGCATCGTGATGGAGTCGCCGTATAGTAAGACCTGATCTGCCTCAGTTCTTTCCCGATCTGTTTTTATTCAATCAGCTCGGTTTAAGTTTTATCAACATGTGCCTTCCTCATCTTCCGTCATGTCATTGAGCAGCAGCTTCTGCATCCGGATCGCTTGCCTTGTCAGCTTGATGATCTGATCGTTCCTCTCCGATGCGGTGGGGCTGGAGATCGCAAGATAGGCCTTGTTGCTGTCCCTTGCCTTGATGAGATAATCCAGGATGGACAGGCGAGCGGCAACCCTGGCTTCATCAATGATTAGCCCCTTTTGCGCGAGATATTCCTGAAGTTTAGACACTGCTTATTACCCCCTGTGATATGAGTAGTGAGACAAGGTCAGCCATGACATCGTCCAAGGTGTTGTTCAGTTGTTCTGCTATTGCCAGCCTTTCAGTCATGGTGGATGCCATCTGCTCCGCTTCGAGAACACGCTCGACCAGGGTAAGCGGCGCTTCCGCTTCCGGGACATTCGATGCCACCAAAACGCCATCAATCAGCTCATAACCCTCGGAGATTTCCATGTATCCGTTTTCGATAAGCCACACGATGGGCTTGCGGGTTCCATCGTCGTTGAAGCATCGGATGTCCATGCCCACCGTATATTCGGCAGGATCATCCAGGGTTAAGATTTGATGGCTTGCCAGCCCGGGATTTGTGGCGAAGTGCCCTTGTTCAATCTTTTCAAGGCTCTCATGAACACCCGTGATGATGCTGCCGCTAACAGTCAAAGCATAATGCATCGTGTTTCCTCATTTCCTTATGCTGTGCGTTTCCACATGTAAACCGCGAGATATGGAGGCATTCCGTTGCTGCTGTTAATGGTTGGCGTGGCATTTCCAGTATTCCCATGTCCGTGGGCTGAACCACTGCCTGCGTATCCAACAACCCCGTTATCAACACGATTTCCAGTCAACATCCAGGCATAAGACCCAGAGCCGCTGAATGCCGGTGAATAACAGTAAGCGCCAACGTGTCGGTGGACCGGCATCTGTGCGATACTTAGCGACATTGTCGCTGTTGAATGTGCGTGCGCAACTTCGGAGTGTACGTGTGTTTCTGAACCGCCAGTCAATCCTGCCGTGTATGTGCCATCAACGCCAATCAGCATTCTTCCACCCAAGGATGACCATGTTGTTCCAGGCCAGCGTGTGGCTGGAGATGCAGCGTTTAGCGTGGTCAGAATGTCATCAATGCTGTAGGGGCATCCATGGCTGTGGCTTGCTGCCGCAAAATCAACCGCATGAAGCCCGTCCAGCTTGTCGGCGTTGATGTTCGTTGTCCAGGCTTCAGGCACGGTAAGGGTATTTGCTCCTTGTGCAAGTTGCCCTATACCAGCCTGGTCCATGCGAAAGTCGAACATGAACTGGGATTTACGAATGGTGAGTGCGTGCGTGGACACTGTCCCCACTGTATCGATCAGGGTTATTTCAACTTCGTAGGCATTGTCCTGAAGCGCGCCACTGAGGACGACGGTTGTATTGTGCGTAATCGCAACTGCCGTGTCCCACGTCCCGCCTGCGATGCGTTTCCTGACCGTTGCCGTCCCGGAGTTGCCTGTGACAGCCGCCACAACCAGGCTCGCCTTGACCGCTACGTATTCCCCTGTTTCCAGCGCAGCCCCCGATACGTTTGACCGGAAAGCAGAAACAAGGGAAATGACCGGAGTAGCGTAATCGAGCACCGTAATGTTTTGTGTGGCTGTCTTTTGCCTGCTGCGGCTGTCTGTGACTGTGACGGCCATCAGATTGGTGCCGACAGTATTCAGCACACCCGTGATGAAGGGGGATGCAGCCCCGGAATACCCGGCGCCAAACAGGGCTTGCGAAACAATCGTGCTGCCCTGCACCCCGGTTGCTGTCGAGGTCAGCTGAGCACTGCTTTTCCCCTTGAGGTAAAGGCCGTTAAACCCATTGACAGGAACAACCGCAAGCGAAACGCTCGGGAGGATGGACGCGGGAACGACGACCGCAAAGGTTTGGGAAAGCGACCCGATGACAATCGCGCCGTTCTTGGTTTGAACGGTGCAAGCCGCCTGTCCGTTGGTCGCGTTGGGTACGCCGACGCACCAGGCGGCAGGGACCGTGAATGCCTGCGTCATCACGCCGGCCGCGAGCGTGTACTCTTGCGTGCGTGTCGCATCAAGCGCAAACGTCACGATGTGCGTGTACGCTGCATTTTGTGGGGTGATCATTGCCGTGATGACAGACGCGCCATCCATCTCAACCGTGTACTTATCCAGTGCGACTGCGGATGCCGGCTGCTTGACTGTGACTGCCACCCCGGCAGACTGCGCGGAGTTGTAGCCGCTAACATTGGCGATTGCGGCCACCTTGTAGGTGTAGGTCCCTGCAGCAGGAGCGGAGAACGTGTAGCTTGTCCCTGTGACGGTTGTCTTGACTATGCCGTTTTCATAAACCTGATACCCCGTAACACTGGTTCCCACACCCCCGGACGGTGCATTCCAGGACAGGGTGAGCGACGCGTCCGGAAAGACCTCGGGCAGGCTGACCGCCACATTGGAAGGGACCCCCACCGCGCTGTACGCATAGGCTATGGGTGAGGTGATATTGCCGCTGTTGCCGTAGGGCGCAATGGCTACCACATAGAATTGCCTGTTGCTTCCCGCGGTGGGGTGGCCATATACCGTGTATGACTTCGATGTGATCCCGGACGCATACAGTGCCCAGGTGCCGCCATTGTCGCGGTAGTATATCGAGTAACTGGATATGTTGTTGTTCGCACCATTGGCCGCCGACCATGACAGCGTCATCCCCGCACCGGCAGCCCTATAGGGATTGCCAGCAGAACCGTCCAACAGGACATTGCTGACACTTGCCGCTGTGGGGGGCGTGTAGGTAATAGTCAGAACGACGTTATTGAAGTATGCGGTCTCGGTGTGCGTGCCGATTGGGGCCACGGCATTTGCGCTGCACATGAATTTGAATGTCAGGTCGATATAGCCGTTTCCCCACACGGATTGAACGGCCGAGGTAAAATCCATTGAATCTGCCCGCGTCACATTGTTGACGCTTGCTGACCCGCCGTCGCCGGATTTTGTGTGCGTCAGGATGGCGCTGACGAGGGAGGATCCTGTCGGAACTGACCAGGAGAAGCGCTTGGATGCCGAACCGGTGGTTGGCCCGCTTGATATGAAATAGCCCGGTCCATATCCGACTTCATAGGTGCTGTTGATACCAAAATTGGCTACCGAAGGCTGCAATACTGCCATTACGATGCCCTCCAGGAAGCGCGCAGACCGTCAGCTTTGGTGTCCATGTCAACGTATCCCTCGGCGGC